CATCAGCAACATTTATGTTGTATCTGATCCAAAAAATCCTCAAAATGAAGGTAAAGTTTTTCTTTACAAGTTCGGTAAGAAAATCTTTGACAAGATCAATGATCTGATGAATCCAGAGTTTGAAGACGAATCTCCTGTAAATCCATTTGATTTGTGGGAAGGCGCAAACTTTAAATTGAAGATTCGTAAAGTTGAAGGTTATCAAAACTATGATAAGTCTGAGTTTGATAAACCCGAGCAATTGCTTGAAACTGATGAAGAACTTGAGGCGGTTTGGAACGCAGAATATGCTCTTTCTGAATTCACTGCTGAAGATCAGTTTAAGACTTATGATGAACTGAAAAAGCGACTTGATGCTGTTCTTGCACTTGGAACTTCAGAAGTTGACGAGCCAGTTGTTCAATCTGTTCAGAGGCGACCATCTGCTGCTGAAGAAATGGCTGAATCAAAAGAGATGCCAGCATATGCTTCATCGGCAAATTCTGAAGAGGATGATGATGAAGATATGTCTTATTTTGCTCGTTTGGCTGAACAAGATTAATATCCTAAAATATTGTCTCTGAAAGATACATGAGAAGACGGTGCAGGTAAAACTTCTGTAACATTGAATGTTTCCTGTACCGTTATGTTTTTATTGTCAACAATATTTGGTTGAGGCATAGGAGGCATTGTTGGTGATGTCATTCCCATTCTTAAACTATCATTATCATTTTGCATTTTGAATATTTCACCAAGAGCTTGCAGTTGTTGTCTATTGAAAAGAATTTCTGGATTTGTATTAGTGTTTTCTCCAACAAAAACTAATTGGGGTTCATCAAAATAACCTCCCGTAGCTTTTGGTTGTGCAACGGGTACGGGTGGCGCTTCTCTTTGTTCTATCACTTTATAGAGAATACCTTTTAACTCATCATTATTAGCTGTTTCAAGATTGACATCTTTTGCACCCATTTGACTTAAAGCTTGTTCTTGTAGATATTGTAACGTTGCTTGTCTCATTTCTAGTTCTGAAGATAGATTCAAATATTCTCTTAGATTTGCTTGTTCTGTTGAATATAATCCATTTAATATATCAGAATCACCTCTTTTAAATTGAAACCTTTCAATCATTGAAGGGTCTTTTAAAGCTTCTCGTATTGTTATCTTATTTGAATTAATATATTCCATGAATGCTTTTGCATAATCTGTATCACCAATTAATTCGTCAACATCTTTTGCTTTTTTGTAAGATTCATTTGCATTATCATATTTCTCAATATCTTCTTCACTAAATTTTCCTGAAGTTCTCATTAATGATCTAATTGCCATGTCGGCTTCTCCAGCATCAACCATTTCTCCGATTTGACCCTTATCGGCTGCTTGCTTTCCGGTCAATACTTCCCAAGCTTCATCAATATTAAATATACTATCTTCAATTAAATCATATGCTGTTTTTACTCGATTTAGCATATTTCTTATTTTTCTTCCAACACCAATTTCTTCTAAAAATTCTGCGAGCATTCCTGCTAATAAACCTACAGTACCTCCAATCAAAATTCCTGCGATCATACCTACTGGACCACCTGCCACCAAACCAGCCAATGCTCCTCCCATCGCACCTACTGTAGCGCCAGCTAGTTTTGGATGATTTAGTAGAGTTTTTGCAATTGCAGAACCAATAGATTTTTCACCTTTTTGATTTTCATAATTGTTTATCACATCAGAAACTAAAAATGCTGCAGATGAAACTGCTGCCCCGATTAAAAATCCAGCAATTGCTCCCGCTGGACCTCCTGCCACAAGACCAATTGTTCCTCCTAATGTTGATCCTGCTAAACCAGTAAGTAATGGATTGTCTAAAATAGATTTTTTAATTGCCTCACCGATTGATTTATCGTCACCTTCTTGATTGTTGTAATTGGTTATTACTTTACCAACCAAACCGCCAACAGACATTACAGCAGCACCAATAAGAGCGCCTGGTACTCCAAACGCTTTAAATCCCAATGCTGCTCCTAAAATAGCACCCCCTGCAGGACCAAATAGAAAACCTGTGATTTGATTTTTTAATGAAGTTTGGTCTTTTTCAGACATTCCCATACCGTCCAATACATTGGTTAGACCAGTCCATGCCCCTGCTATTAACGCGCCTGCTATCGCACCTTTTGGGCCTCCAACAGCTATTCCTGCAGCAGCACCTTTTAGTAAATTGTTATATACATCACCTTTTTTGAAAAATTCATCTAGAAATGTAGTTATACCACTAGCAGCATCTTCAGATTCTAATCCTTTCATCAACGCACTTACAAATTCAGGTCCTATCAATGCTGCCGATAAAGTTCTCATAATTGGTAAGAAAGCGCCTTTTCCTAGACTTTTTGGTAATAGGCCAGTAATAAAATTAGTAAACCCTTTTCCTAAAAATGCTGTTGATATTCCTTTTAGCAAACTTTTTAAAAAATCACCAATTCCTGAGAATGCCGAATCTTTCGATCTTGATTTTGCAGTACTATTTTTTTTATCGGATGTTTTATCTTTATTTTTATTTTCTGCTGCATCCTCTTCTTCCTTGAATTTTCTTTCTTCGCGGTCTCGTTGAAAAAATGAAAACACATTTGATAATAATGAATTTGTTTTGGATGCTTGTTCTTGATTTTCGGAATGTTCTTTATCATCTTCTTTTTCATCGTTTACTTCCGATGAGTATTTTTTCAATTCATTTGCGTAAAACGGAGACGATATTTCAATCATACTTTTCATATCATCTGCCATCATAGCTAATATTGTATTTTGTGATTCTAAAATAGATATCAATTGTTCTTCAAAATCTAATAAGGGTTTATAATCATAATCTTCAGAATCGAGCTTAAAATCATAATCTTCAGATTTATTCTCTGTTTTATTTTCTTTGAGCTTAAAATCATAATCTTCAGATTTATTCTCTGTTTTATTTTCGTTTAAATTTCTTTCTCCTAAAAAATCATTTTGATTCATGACAGGTATTATGTTGTTTTCTAAATTACTCAAACTTAGAGTGTTGCTCATTTTATCTTTCATTTCACCTAATAACAAACGACCGTATCCACCGACATTTTTGTTCAAATTTTTAAGATCATCAATTACGCTTTTTAGTGAATTATTATTGGTGTTTTCTTCTGCCATTTTTTATCTTCTAGCTGCTTGTTGTTCTTTTAATCTTTGATTTTCTTCTTTAATATAATTTATCAACATACTTACATAGATATCTTTTTCAAAAGGAATTAAAGAATCCAATTCTGTTAAACTATACTTATGGTGTTGCATTAAATTAAAATTGGTTATATAATAATTTTCAAGAGAATTATGACACAGGCTTATGCGAAAAAATCATCTATACCATTTAATGTTAATATTTCTTGTGAACCACATTTAGAGCATTTGAAGGTTTCTTCATGCGAAATTATAGGCATGGTTGAGAAAAAATTTCTTATTTTTTCAAATTGCTTAGAATTTAAGTTATTCACAAAATTTGTTAACTCTTCTTTTGAGTATTCATTAGAGTAATAAACATTTTCTCCTTGATAGATATAATCAATACCATCAGTTATTACTTCAAATATTGCATTAATAGCTTTTTCATTTTGTTCGTCCAATTTATTTAATTTTTCGAAAAAATTCATAGTAGGATATTTCATCACTACTCCGATTTCATCAGTTAACTCTATTTTTTTACTATGCCCCTTGGGTATTTTGGGTTTTATTTTACTCAAGTTTATGCTTATGGTTTGAATACCATCACACTTATTTCCCTCTTTATTTTTTCCATTTGGATGTTTGAGGGTAACTTCAACAACTTCTCCTACTGATTTGGACCTAATTTGTAGAAAAAGATATTGTATGTCAAATAATGGTATATTGTTAATATCAAAATCACTGTCAATAATACAACTTGAAATTATATTTTTAGTTGCCGCTATCATTTCTTTTTCATCACCACCTTCTAATGCCAATAATAGAATTTTTTCTTCTTTTACTAAAAATGGTCGATATGTTATACTTTTATTATTTGATATTAATTCTAAAGTATAAGTTGGTGTATTAATAATTGGTAATGTCATTTTATCCTTTTGCCTGTGTCACGAATAATAAATTTTTCCTATTAAGTTTTATCTTTATCTCTTTCCCATCTATGAAAAGCAAATGTTACCGAAAGTCTTGCGCACTCATTTGGTGCCCCAGAAGTTAATGAAATCGCACCCACCATAATAGGAAATGCTTCTTTAAATGTACATTTATATATCTCTTCATTATAATCATTATACATGGTTAGTGTTATATCTCTCGTATATTGATCATAATATTTTACGTCATATCCTATTGGATTATTGATATTGTCTTGCCAAGAATCAAAAAATCTTTTTTCTTTTAATCCATTAGATGTACAAATAAATGTCATTGTAGTGTCAATATAACTAGATGCGTATGCTATAGTTCTAGCGGGTCCATATATTTTATTCTGTATTGTCTGTAAAGATCTTGGTGGCAATTCAGCAGATTCACAGAAATATTTAATATATTCTGAACCATGGCTTGACAGACCTGGAGTGGGCGCATTAAGAAATTCAACCAAAAATCTATTTGTTGGTGCGGGACTTATATTATTTTTTATTTTATTTCTAAATTGTTGAATACTTAATGTCATCTGATCATTCCTTTACTCTTAGACCAAACTACGAGTTTGTTTTCTTTTTTGAATCTTTCTGTTGGTAAAAACAGTGCTATTTCTTTTTCATCATCGTCTACAATCACAACTTTTGAAGTGATATGAGACCATAAATATCTTTTAACTGTTGGTCTGACTTCTTTAATCCTTGCGAGAGCATCCCAATTTATTGATTCTGCACGGTCAATTGCATCCATCAATCTTGCTCTTAACAGAGGAGAAAGATAGTGAAAGTTTAAACCAAGAAATCCATTGCTGTACATTTTCACGCAAAGTATCAATGGAAATCTATCATAATACGGTAATTTATCTTTTGTTTTTGGATCGTAAAAATATGCGGCCATTTTACCAGGAGCGATTGTAGTTCTTTTTGATTTTTTCGCTTTGTTATAAAACTCATTTGCAGTATCAACTTCGCTATATCTACCTTTTAGTTCACTCCTTAGTGCACCAACTTTTCTGCGAAACCAATCAGCCGCATTACGAGTTTTTGGTGTGCCTTCGTTTTTACGAATTGCGTTCTTTAATTTATCTAAAAAAGTCTGTTCTGCCATAAATATATTTAGTTAAACAAATGATCTTCTGTAATGATTTCAAACTTCCATCTTCTATCATTACAGTATTCTTTCGCTGCTTTCCACTTAGCTTCATTAACACCATACGTGAACACCTCATTCAAATATCTTTTTGTTGTTCTTGATGGTTTCTTTGGTGGTGCAGTTTGTTTTTTTGGCTTGACTTCTATCAGAACACATTCAGTCGTACCATCTCCTCTGCGAACTTTGATCCAGAAATCTGGAAAGTAACGATGAATTTTTCTATCTATCGGTGAGCGGTATGGTATGACGATTTCTTCACTTGACCATTCCAGTATGCTTGGATTTTCCTCACAATACACCATGAACTTTCGTTCCCACAATGAACGATAAGTTACGTTTGTTGGATCTCCACGATATTTTTTTGTATTTTTAACTCTATATTTACCTTTGTAAGCCATACTAAATATATAGTAATGGGAGAAATATGTCTAATATAGAAATAAAAAGAATAGTAAATGATCTTACTGATAGTTCGATCAGTTTAAGATTTCCACGAAATATAGGTTCATCAGCAAATGAAAATTCTAAATTTGCTTCGCCAGAAGCACAAAAATTTAGTATTTTTATGATTAAGGGTAGGCGCGGAGGAAATGTAAGATATGATAAAGGTTATATCGCACTACCTTTTCCATCATTATCAGATTCTGTTAATGTAAATTATAACGATGTTGAAATGGGTGTCCAGGGAGCGGCTGCTGTAGGCTCTTTATCTGGAAATTTAACAGGATATACGGCAGATTTTGAGCATATTTTAAAAACGGGGTTAAACTCTTTCAACAAACAGGCATTTTTAAGAGTTGGTGCAGATTTGGCAACTTATGCATTCCCTGCTCTTAAAGCATCGTTAGTCAATGGTTTAGGGACTATTCAAAACCCATACATTACAAATGTTTTTAAGGACGTCGGTTTTAGACAATTTTCTTTTGATTTTGATTTGGTCCCTAGAAATAAACCAGATTCTGATACAATACAAGATATAATAAAAACACTTAAAATGTCCATGATGCCAGAAAATTTAACCGAAAGAAGAGATAGCGGTCCTGCAGGAAATCAAGTTTTTACACAATCTTTGGGTATTCAAACTTTACCAGACATATTTGATATAAGATTTTATTCGACAACTAAAAATTATACACAAAAAACTTCAACAAATGCATTTGTGAATATTAAAGAAGCTGTATTGACAAATTTAACATCTAGCTACTCTTCTGAAACGGGAGGAATGGCAATGTATGAGGAAACAAATGCACCCTTAACTGTTAAATTATCTTTGACATTTCAAGAAACGGCTATATACACAAGAGAACGTTGTGAACAAGATTATAATGT